GTGCTTTTCCACGGTTATCCCGTAAATCTCATTATTCTGACAACTGGTTGCAAGACTGGCTTGTTGCTCTGACTCATGCCAGTATTTCCGCACTCGTGTGGTCAATACTTCATCCGCGCCATCATTAACCCCGTCCATGTCCACCACTTCAACAACCGGATTTTTTGAGGTAATGTTTGCCACGGTCCGCTGAATATTGGCAAAATACAGATTTATAGACAGCCGGTTCGGCTTATTGACACCCTTGTACCCCCAATGATCCCCACGAAACATGCGGTAGTTTGCAATCCACCTGTCCATAAGGCCCAGGCGTTCTTTGTCTGCGTAAGCATCTTCAAACATACCCCAAATCCAAAGGCCCAATTCCTTATGGCCTTTTGGAGGAGGGTATTCCATGCTGTAGTCTTCTATTGGTTTATCCAAGCTTAAAACGACCTTCCGGTGCCAATAATCCACCACAATCACGACATTCCAAAGCCCCCGATCCGGCACTCTTATCAGGCGGAGGTGGCTCCCATCCATAGCTCAGATATGGCTCCTTGAGCCGTAGCATACCAGGGTGAACGTGTGTATCTTGGTCAAACTCATCGGTAGTCTCAAAATGGCAGGCACCGCACAATGGGCAGATGATGTCTTTGCCGGAGTTTATCGCCTTCGGCACACCGTAAAAACCGGTTTCCTCATCCCCGGAGATCTCGTATCCATCGGGTAGGTTCTTCTCAGCCAGGATCCGGGTACGGTATTTATCACCTCGGCTGGATAAAAAAATGTCCTGCGTCATTTACAACCTGCCTTGTCAGCCAGTGATTGAGCGAACTGTTCCGTAAACCGGTCCTGTGCTTCCTGGATTTCTCGTGGAAACTCCGTTTTAGACGGCTGCATATCATCCCTTAACTCAAACCCGTCGGTGACATTGAATGCTTGCCCTTCTGGTTGCTTTACAGAGAACATATGGTCATAGCCTTCCCGCTTTGTCCTAAAAACAAGGAAGCCGCCGAGGGCAACACCTGACATTGAACAAGCCCATGCCAATATGAATGCCAGTATCAGTTCCATTATGACAGAGCCACTTCGCCAACATTTTCTACAATTGTGCCGTTTCCAGCCGAATCAATCCACAACACTATGCACTCTTTAGGTGCATTTAGCGTTACCACGTCATTTGTTCCGTCGAATGTTCCTGCCGTTGCCGTCACTGTATGTGCAGCGGTACCGGATGCGCTCGTGTTCTTAATCACCAGAAGGCCCTTATGGTTTGCCAAGTCTGCGATAGTTGCAGCAACAACAACAGTGGCATGACTCAGCTCAATTGCATTGATGCCGGGCGTGACAGCTCCGGATACCGTAAGTTCCTGCATATTTCCCCTTCCTGCCCGTAGGGAATCGGCATACGCCTTGATACTCTGCTGTGTTGCTAAGGCCCGGTCACCATCAGATGCCATTGTGTCCTCATCTTTAATGTCATAAGTGGCGGAGCCGCCTAACGTAACTGCCTTATCCATAATTATATCTCCATGTTTATTGGTTTGTTGTGGTCAATGTCCTGCTCCCACGTTCTTTCTGTCATTATTGTGTGAACCAGGCCCGCCAAAATCCCGGCTGCCGGATAATCGAAGACCTTGCCTTTGTCGATGATGTCCGGTTGTATCGCCTCTACCCTGGCAATCAGGTCCGGAAACTGGCTTATTGCCACGGTCTTCTGCTCCTTTGCCCTTTTTAACTGCCACATGTACAGAGGAAAGACATTTGTCTCGTACCAGTCTGCCGGCTCCCGGATGTAGAATCCCCGGCCCGGTCCAAGTTTCTTTTCCAGGGCCACCGACGTTTCAGCAACCAATGCCGTGTACCTTTCCGGGTCCGCAATCCAGTCTGGCAGTATCCCTCCAAACTCTCCAACCCGGTATGTCTTCCTGGTCATCACCACATCCTCAACCAGGTCATATACTGACCGGTGTTCACGGAACTCCAGTACCTGTACCAGGCCTTTTCCAACACCGGCTATTATCATGCACCCTGGCGACATGGCAGTGGGCCAGCCGATTGCGCCTGAAATGGCTGAATATCTCTGCCCGGTTCTCATGTCATGAATCAGCGATGGCTTTAACTCCAGCACCTTGCCAGTAACTTCTGCCCAGTCATGGCGAGCCTGTCTGGTTTCAGCGTTGTATGAATCACTGATGATTTCTATAATCATGCCCATTCCCCTCCACCGAAAAACCCAAGGTACTCTATCTCTAATGCGTACCTTAAGGATGCTATGTAATGGTCATCCTTATCCACTGGAATGGGCAGGCTGACACCATCCTTGTCCTTTTTCCATTGCCATGTTGTAAGCTCATTCACCAGCCCCTGGAGCTTTTCATCAACGATAATCTCATGCTTTTGCAGCCACTTTATTGAGTACAGCAGTGAGTCCTTCCCCTTTTTTACTGCCCTGGCATCAATGCCGTGATCCTTCAATTCCTGGATGGACTTTGGCTCGGCAGAATCGCAAAACAGGGCTTCTTGCCCGATCTCGGGCTTGATTCTGTCCGCGATCATAGGGTTGGTCATTTTATTCTGATGCCAGCCTGAAAACACACATATCCGCTTATTGGCCGGATCATAATGGCTGCGGGTGAAGGCATTGGGGTCTGCCGAATATCCAAAATCCAGGCCGTTCCGGACATTTGTGAATTGTGAATGGTCAGACAAGTCAGCAGTCCTCCAGTTTGTCAGGATAGCATCCCCAAGTATCCCCCAATCGCCATCTGTGTAGACCTGCCGGTAATATTCATCTCCCTCGTTCTCCAAAGCGTAAATATCATCCGGCATCAACCACTGATTATCTTTGTATGTTGTCTTCAGGATGGACAGGTGGTCATCCTTGTATTCTTTCTGGTTCTCTGACCAGTTTATTGGTTTAAAAAAATGGTCATAAATCCAATGCGTTTTATAAATAGGGTTAAATGACAATATGTGCCGCTTAGGAACCTGTGACATCCCCCTGAGACGTTTTCCTAGCTGCTTGGTTGCCTCATATGTGTTTTCTGTCGCTTCTTCCTGCCATATGTCAGTTATAACGCCTTTTTTAGGGGTTACTGATTTAATCTTCTCTTCGTCATCCAGGCCCTTAAAAATCATCTGATACCCATTTGCGCAGGTGATTTCCATATCTCCTGTGCGTATTTCGAACAATTCATTGGCTTTATGGTATGTTATTGCTTTGCAAATCTCGTTAAAGACGGATGATCTTACAGTGTTTGATACTTGCCTTGTGATCAGGTAATTCCGTCCGCCCTGGAGCAAATCCTTGACGGCTCGTTGGGCCAGGAAAAATGATTTCCCGGATGATGATCCACCATAAAATATCTGGGCCCTGGTTTCCATGTCCAGGTAAGGTAGATACCTGGGATTATAAATCCTTGGATCGATGCGGACGTTTGTTTGCGGTTTAGTCATCATCTTCGTATGTCTCAACGGTCACAATGATTTCGCGGGCACCTTTTTGGATATTATCCCTCTCAAACATGCCAAGGTGTTTGGCCACGTCGTAAAGTGAGGCCCGCTTGTCCACAAATTTATACTTCAATACTTCAAAAGACTCCCCGTCTTCACCTGACATGCGTTTCGCGTCAAGACCAGCGATAGCCGCAGCCACATCGTCAGATAGTTTATGCAGCGGTAGTGGATTCCCATTTTCATCAACCAACTTGCGCGGATCAAGGAAAGCTATTCGAGCATATTCCTGCAAAACTCGATCTTGTGATATCTCTGTTCTTTTCTCCCGATCAGCCATTCGAATCTGTATAGCCCTTGAAATCTCAGGTTTTTTCAGGTTTTCAAAGCCTATTTGATCGGCTCGCTTTTTAGCATATCCGGCACGACGAGCAGCCGCTGACGCATTGAGATCAATTAGATACTCGTCAACAAAAAGTTTTTGCTTTGCAGTAAGTTTTTTTTCAATTATTGTCATGTTTAATTATCCATATCATCAGCCCTGCGACCACCGATAATAACGCTATGCCGCTGCAAACACGACTCGTGCCGGTCTGTCCTGTTAAACAGCTCTTTTAAATCTATTGCAGTGGCAATTTTATCAGCAAACCGGCCTGACAGCTCCTCTCTGCACATAGACTGTTTTTCGGTGAATTTTGTGATTGTTGCTAAAATAGTATCGAGTTGTCTTTTTGAGAAAAAACCGACAATGGCTATAAGGAAAGAAATTGTGCCGAAACCTACCACTACAAGGATAGAATCAGACGTTAAAGCTGAATGCTCAATTGCTGTTTGCGTTGTCTGTGCGACCACAGGGAGTGTTAAAAATACCGACATATCTACCCTTTTTTACATAATGCTTGGTTCTATTAACACAGCGTGTTTATAGTAAAAACTCGCTTTTGTATTGTCTGCAACGGTATGTTACCTACTTATACACCACATGTAAAGATATTTTTTATGCTTCTACCCGACTATATAGCAGTTAAAAAAACGGTAAATCATAAAACATGGGCTGGGTTGTGTCGCAGAATAACCCAGCTTGAGAATGAGTTTTCTGTCCATGGTGATAATTTTGTTGGGTGGATTAAAGCCCGTGTCGCTTTAGCAGATAAAAATGATATTTGGGGAGATAATGAGGCTATTGGAGGTCGTTGGTGCAATCCTTATCATGGCTGGCTGACAGAGGATCCTAATACGGCCGATGGGCCATATATGACTTATCCTAATTTAAAGAAAAAAGTGGGGCTATAAAATCAATCCCGGTTCTCCGGGGCAAAACACACAACGAATAAAGTAGCCCTGGATGTTACACCATGGCTTTTTTTTATCTGTTATCTCCGCTGCCAATGATAGTTCCGCGATCTTGTCGGCCTGATAGCTTATCTATATTGAGCTGCAAGCACTCATCAAAATCAAAACCGAGCTTTTCGCACACGTTTTTAAGTATCGACATTTTTAAATTGAATGCGTTTTGCGCAGGATGCATGAGATCAAAAACAGTATCATGAAAACCAGGCACTATCGGCACTAAAGTTATTTGTTCGCAGTGTAGCCTGGACTTTATTGCGATAAACCAGGCTATATCTCCTATCTCAAGCATGATAGGCATATCGTTGACAACATCACCACGGACCCGTTTTGCCAACTTCCCGGCAAGCTCTCCGACTTCAGCAAGATACCCCATATCGAGATATTCGTCGCAATACGATGATTTCGTACAAGTCTTAAAAGCAAGCTCCTGGTATTCATCAAGCGTCATTTGCGATCCTCATCAACCATATCCGCAGCGATACCGGCATATCCAACCAAATCGAGGTAATTGTCAAGGTTTGGTACTTGGCCTGACATACGAGCTATTTTAAACAACATCATCATCTCTGCAACACCCTTGCAATCAAGCATAGGCACAAGTTTGTATTCTTTAGGATTAAAGCCGTTATTTTCAAGGATGGTTTTTTGAAGACTGATCAAATACGAATTCCAATATTCCGCAATCAATGCAAAAGAATCTTCAGGTTTTCCGTATTTATCTTGCCGGTCTCCATTTATTATATCAAGCGCTTGCATCAATATCTTGCCACGTTTGTTTTTTTCAATCATGGCATTTGCAGCGGCAATTTCTGATCTCAGCTTTTCACCAATATTGGGAGGATGGCCTTCGCATCTACCTGAACCAGAATTGCTAAAACCTGAAGCGTCATCGCAATCAGAGCAACTACATCCGCAATTTGAGCAATCCGCGCAAATGCCGTTCATTTCAAAGTCTTTTTTGTTTTCCTCAATTGGCTTCCACTCAGCTTCCATATCGCTCTCATCGTTTGCATAAATGCATGAGTACGGTGGCTCTGGATCAACGCATGTAACTTCTGCTACGCATGGAGTGGCAGTCTTGTCGCAATAATTGCAACTGTATTTCATCTTTCAATCTCTCCTTCAAATTTTTGGAGTAATCCGAACAGCACAGTATCCGACATCTTATCATCGTATTCATCCCTGTATACAACGTTTAAGATACCTGCATTGACTATCATTTTGGCGCATATCGAGCAAGGCTTGGATGTACAGTACATAGAGGAACATGAGACTGGTATCCCGTGGACCGCCGCCTGGATTATTGCATTCTGTTCAGCATGAACGCCACGGCAAAGCTCGTGCTTTTCACCCGATTGGACATTTAGCTGTTCCCGTAGACATCCAATTTCTTGACAATGCTGGTGTCCGGCAGGGGCCCCGTTGTACCCTGTGCTTATTATTCTGCGGTTTTTAACCAATACGGCGCCTACTTTTCGCCGGATGCACGTTGACCGTGTTGAAGCCAAGTCAGCCATGGACATGAAGTATTGATACCAGGATGGCCGGCTCAATAGCTTGCCCCTTTTTTCTTCCTCTTTGCGTTTTTAACCCATTGCAAGCACTTCCATAACTCTTTACATTCCGCCTCGTAAATATCAATAAACTCTTTGCAGGTAAGGCATGTCTCCCCGTACAATGAGCCAATATCGCAATAAATAAACTCTTTTTTAAGTTCGTAGAGTTCGTTTTCAGAGTTTGCCAGGGCGGCCTGGACTATTTCGATTACTTTCTGTTTCATTTCACAAAATCTCATTTGTTGATTTGATTGTTATATTCGAACCAACTTACGCCCGTTGTTATCGTCATCGGCTATCTTTACTCCGGGAACGAAAGATAGAGCCTCAGCGACGGCATATGAGCCATCGAGATTGCGTTGCTGTGTCGTCACCTGGACAACACATCCACCAGGGACTTCATATGCCTTGGTGCTCTTCATCCACCCTTCATTTTCACTGGACGCCTTGCAGAGCAACCGGAACATATCCCCGTTGCCGACAACCTTAATGTCTTTTACGTTCTGTCTTGCGCATGATAAATCTGAATTGTGCAGTGTTTTCACAGTAATACCTCATTGATTTTAAATATAACAACCGGCTTCAGTTGGATTGCTGGAACAGCCCAGCAAACACTGAGCCGAGCGTTGTACGCCAGGGGGTGCAAGGCGTACTATATTTCTCCGGACGGCTCTACCGGATGCGGGTCCATACAAGCGGACGGGTGGCACCAT